TAAATGGCTAAGTATCCAATAATACTTGGCCATAGAAGCAAGGATACTTGAAGGCCGAAGTTTTACCATAAACCGCTTCTTATTCCCTATTTGGGGGAATTGAGGATATTCATATTCTAATAGCATTTCCATACAAGGCATAGCGGTATCCTTTCTGCCTATTTCTGCCTATCCTTTCGGGTATCGCTATTTCTTTGCTCTTTATTTGCAGGTAATAGAATAATTACCTACCTTTGTATATATAACAATAGTCCGTTAAAAATTGGATAGTGGCCTATGCGGCATCTGCCACGAAGCCAAAAAGCTCTTTGACAAGTTTAGCATTTAAAGTTCTGTTCGGTCTGAGTCCGGATCTTGCTAAAATTCTTTTGAATATGTAAATGTTACTCAGATAGAACTTTAGCAATCCGGTGGAGAGCTCGGGATAGAATTCGTTCCGCATGATTTTGGCAACGTTCACCGAAGCCATCGAAGCGTTGAAAGCAAAATCAAGTTTCCGCAGGTCTCTTGCCTGACAATGGTTCAGGCCGGTGAACTGCTTCGCATCACGGAAGCAGAATTCAACCTGGAACCTTGTGCGGTAATACTCGATGATGTCTCTTCCTGGCATGTCAAGGTCTGTAGAGAAGTAGATCTTGTGACCGCCCGCCTCCGGATAGTGTACCCATTTATATACATTTTTACAGACCTTTATTTAAACATAAAGTCCTGATTTCCAACGAAATCAGGACTCAAGTCGGGGTAGCGGGATTAAAATTCCATCATAAAAGCTCTGATTTTTGAAAAAATAGGTATCTATTTTTTTGTTTACTGCCTGTTTCTGTCGATTTTTGTCTGTATTAATTTCGTTTATTCTGATACATCAGGAGCGTATTTAATTTTTCCTGACGGTAATTCCACATATCTGTCTCCACGTAAGTTATAGTCCATATCACTGTCTGTTAACAGTTTTGTAAAACATTCGTCTACTGATAAATTCTCATATCCTCTTGATTGCCTTAGTTCGTCTAAATCCACAAAATATGTATTTTCTAAGAAATCATTATCTGTTTGTTCCCACTCAATCGGTTCTTCTCCTTCACACAAGTCTACGACAAGATTCATCAATCCATATTCTCCATTTGCAATACTTACTACTTTGCCATGATATTCAACATCTTCATATATTGTTTTAACTTCCATAAGTACCACTACTTTTTTAAAACAAAAGGCATGATGTTGCATAATACCTTTTGTTTCAATTCCTTTGTCTGAAATAATCCATAAATTTGAAGGAGTTGTGCTTGACATAATGTCAAAAGCTAAATTGACTTCAGTTCTTATCTCCCTCTTTTAATAGTCAAATCAATTTTCATAATTTTAATATTTAGGTATTAGATATTCTACTTTTCCAAATATGACCCGCTTGCAGCGGCATAAACAGCACTTTCTTCCTGGTGGACATTGGCTTTTTTCAATTCTGATAATTGTCGCTGCAAGTCCCCTATTTCACGGTTCAGCCGTTCTACTTTGTCTTGCAATTCTTTATTTTGAATTTTTAAGAAAGAAGATAACTCCGTATTGGCTACAGATTCAATTGTTGAAAGCATTTCACCTTCACCAGTCAAGAACCAACGGGCATTTAGATCTTTATAAGTATATAGAATTTTCACAATATTACTCCCATTAAGACTTCTACCCTTCTTTCTTGCGTTTCCAATAATGCCTGTAGAAAGTCCACATTGAACAGTTACTTGGTTGTCATTTAACCCAGCATAAGCCATATATTCCTCCAATCTTCTAATAATTTCATTTTCCATATTGAAAAAAACACAAGTAAATCTTGCATATATTGTATTTTCACAATATATTTGCAGCAAATGATTAAATCGTATGCAACAAATGTACAAAGAAAACACTACTAAAGCAATAGCGAAAAAACGCTATTCATTCCGGAAAGGCTACCTTCAAGTGACCCTAAAAGATAGGGACGAACTGCGTGAGGAATTAAAAAGCATTCTTCGAATCACTCAACGGAGTTACTTCTACAATGTTATGAATGCAGGTATCATTGACATCAGCCTGCCAAGATTCGAAGCCATTACACAGGCATTCGCACGCCGCAACATCACAGACGTATGGGACATCACAGAACTTCCGCAATCCTCACAACCCGAGAAAGCCAAGTAGCCGAGCGTATCGCATGGGGTGCTTCACAAAAAGAAGTGGCTGATGATTTGGGTATCTCTCGCTATACGGTAGACAATATTTTGCGAAAGGTATATGACAAGCTACACATCAGCAAAATAAATGAGCTTTCCGCATGGTGGTTCTGCACAACCTTTGGCATTAGCTTCGAGTTGTCACCGCTGAAACGTACCATCGGCGCGCTTTTCCTTGCATGCCTCTTCATTTGTGGAGAAATGATGAATGAGCATCACTTCTGCCGGTACCGGACAGGAAGAGTGAGAATAGAACGCACTATAAAAATAAAGAATTAATAACTACGCATTATGAATTACATGAACATGTATGAAAAGATGATGGAGCAGAAACGCATCACTTACCTCACTCCAGTATTGGTAAGAGATACGGACCAAGGAATATGGGAGATTGACATATAAAAAACATTATTAACATGACAAGCAAGGAAAATGAAGTATGGATTCCCGTACCGGGATTCTCCGCTTACGAGGTCAGTTCTGACGGAAGAGCCAGGAGCCTGAAGCGGGGTAAATGTGTGCTAAAAAAGCTGAAAGGCAAGTCGCATATCGGCAATTACCGGAGCGACTGCGGCACGCGGTTCTACTCGTCTTGGGTGCGGATGTATTATTGTGCGCTCCACGGCATAAACCCACTGGACTTGAAAGGGAAAGACGTATTCATATCTATGGAACACGGAGAATTCAAGGTAGAAGGAAAGGAAAAACGGATTCAAACCCTGCAGGGGATAAGAGCTTACAGACTTTCCCCACTGGACATGGAAGAAGTCAGTCAGAGGTACGAATTCTGCAAGGAGGTTTGCGACGCTATCCTCGAATATTACGAGACCGGAAATGGCGGTCGGATAGAAAGGATGATACACAGCATCAAGGAAGAAGTGAAATGGTATATGTATAATACGTTACGGGTCTACAATCCCGAGATGAGAGAGGAAGTGTTCAGCCAGTCGGTAGAACAGTTCTTCAAAACCTTGCAGGAGAGAAAACGCACCATTTACGGATTACGTCCGTTCTTCTATAAATCCGCAAGGTATATCATGACGAATATGCGGAAAAGGAAACGAAAAGAAATTTCCAAAAAAGACGAATTTTTAGAATACTGGGACTTTCATGCTTCTTTCTGACAAAGAGGATAATAACGGCAATAGGGAACAAAATACCACAACGGAAAACGCATAGCGGTACGCCTGCCAACGCACCGCGTTTCGTGAGCGGTTTCACCGCGCTGAAACTGCCATCGTACCGCTATGTATCGGGCTACGCACCGCGGTGTGTTTTCGGGCATAGCCAACAGGCTGAAAAACAAGGAGGTTTAGGCACGACTTGGGTAGCGTGTAAACTTCGACCCGATGGAGTTCGATTCTCCAAACCTCCCCGACGATTTACCAACTTATTAAAACAGAATAATCATGGAAACAAAAACAACTATCAAGCAAGTGCGGGGCTTTGCCTGCATCGCCTCCCCCGATGAACGATACCGCATCTGGATTCCGCGCCCCACGCCGACAGGCATCCTGGTACTGACCTGCGGATTCGCACTGAGCGGGCACATGGACTTCGTGGACGCCGTAGACCGCCTGTTCTACGTGCGTGTAGACCGCGCGCAGACCATCGACAACGACCTGAGCAACCTCTACCTCACTTGCCTGCAAGCCCCCATGGGCTGCATGGAACAGCTGCTTATAGACTTGCCCGAACTGATGGAGGAACACCTTGGGAAAATGAAGAATTAAGAATGAGTTATGATACGAGAATTTATTATCAATCGCGGGCTGCTGGAGGCACTTATCGAGGAATGCCGGGCGAAACGGCTGCCCGTCCGCATCCGGAGTTTCTGGTTTGCGGAAGAAAACGGCACTGAAATGGCGACCGTCACCTTTGAGCATCCCACGGATTTCGACTTCAACGCGGTGATGAGCCGCGTCATCAACCGGCACTATAACTTAAATGACACGGAACAATGAAAAAAGACAAGAACACGAAACAACAACGCGTCAGGGTGCTGCAGACCGGAGAGCTGGGCACCGTGACCGACCAGGTATTGATGAAACGCGGCAACAAGCCGATGGTGTACAAACAGGTAAGGCTCGACAGCAAGCCCCACCTGGACCGCTGGTACTGGGCAGACCAGCTGGGAGCTGTAAGGGAGACGTGCTGCATTACGCTAACGGGCGGCAACGGGACGGAATTGTATATCAATGTGACGCATGACTACGAAAAATACGGCAGCTACGAGTTCGAAGCTTTTGTCAAACCTGCCAACCTGAAGGAGCATGACCGCCACGGGCTGCCGTTCCTGCTTACAGGCGCATTGCTGAAGGGATTGGGCGTCGGGCAGGAAGGTGTGGAGACTTCCGTCGATGTGCGTCCTGCCATATCCGAAAAGAATTGACCACCTTTGCACCTGTTAATACCCCGTATGCCTTATGATTAAAGCTACCGACATCTACGCCGCCACGCACGACGGTCTGGACATCATACTCTATTATTACCCGCAAGCCGAGGGGTGCGTGGACAACAAGAAGAAGTTCAAGCGCCGACCCGATGAAGATGACGCTTCGGCGTGCATCAAGCGGTTCCAGGACTGCTACAAGGTGACCGACTTCGGCGACACTGCCACCGCCATGAGTCCCATCGACATCTGCATGACAGAAGAGAACCTGCGGTTCAACGAAGCGATTGCCCGGCTCGCGGCACGCTACAACGTGACCGATGAACTGAAACGCTCGGTCAACAAGCCCGATATCCGTAAACGCCCCGCCACGGCGGACGAGAAAGAGGGCAGCCGTTTCTTCGAATTGGAGGAGCGGTTCACCCCCGACCAGCTGAAGATAATGGGTCCGCGCGTGAAACAGGAACATGTGGATGCCCTGCACTGGCACGTGGCACGTAGCATCTCGTACGTGAAGAACCGCGAGGTGATTACGAAGTATTCCACGCCCATGTATCCCATCTTCATGCGCGAGTGCACCGTTGACAAGCCCGAACCGGGCAAGCCTTCCGTCTTCTACAAGATTTACGAACCGCTCAACCCAGACAAACAGTGGCGGTTCAGCTATACGCCCGAGGGCGCGAAGCCAAAGCAGTACATCAACGGCATGGCGGAACTGCGGGCTGCCTACCGCAAATTCAATGCAGATGAGGAAGCCGAGTTCCGCCGCACCGCCAAGGAGGACGAGGTATATAAGGAGAAGAAGCTGCCTGAGGCTTTCATCTGCAGCGGCGAGCGCGACTCGATGTGCCTCCGTTCGTTGGGCTACCACCCGTTGTGGTTCAACAGCGAGACCTATCGTGTCACCGCCGAAGAGATAAAGGAGATATACAAGTACGTGGAGCGGCTGTATAACATACCCGATATCGATTCGACCGGCATCCGCAAGGGGCGCGAACTGGCATTACGCTTCCTCGACATCCATACCGTGTGGCTGCCCTCGTGGCTCACGGGATACCGTGACCAACGGGGCAAACACCGCAAGGATTTTCGTGACTTTGTGGAATTGCGACCCGACTACCGCGACTTCCAGAACCTGCTGCAGCTGGCGATGCCCGCACGCTTCTGGGACAGCCAGTGGAGCGAGCGGAGCAAGAAGACCACGTACTCCATCAACACCGCCCACCTGCACTACTTCCTTACGCTGAACGGATTCTACACCCTGCACGACGACAACAGCGACACCGTGCGCTACATCCATATCCGAGACAGCATCGTGCGCCAGATAAAGGCGAAAGACATTACCAGCTTCCTGCGCCAGTTCACCGTAGACCGCTTCCTGCCGGTGGATATCCGCAACCTGATACTCGATTCGCCGCGCACCAGCGAATCGTCGCTCTCGCTGCTTGACGAAATCCGGTTGGATTTTACCAGCTATACCCCCACGGGGCAGTACTTCTTTTTCCCGGACTGCTGCTGGCTGGTGACCAAGGACGGAATCGAACGGAAAGAGGGTATGTTGCCCGACGGACGCAGCGTGTGGGAGTCAAATGTCATCCCGCACAAGGTCAAGGTGCTGCCACCCATGTTCGAAGTGAAGCGGACACAGGATGCTGAAGGACGTGACCGGTTCGACATCGAAGTAAAAGAGCACAAGAGCTGCTTCTTCCGCTACCTTATCAATACCAGCCGTATCTACTGGCGCAAGGAGCTGGAGTATGCGTGGGAGGACAAGGGAGCCGACGAAGCCGACCGCTACCGGGCGGAGCACAAGTTCGACATCGCCGGACCGCTGCTGACTGCCGACGAGGTTGCCGAACAGAAGCTGAACCTCGTGAACAAGATATACGCCATCGGGTACAACCTGCACCGCTACAAGTCGCCGAGCCGGGCGTGGGCACTCTTCGCCATGGACAACAAGATAGGCGAAGAAGACCAGTGCAACGGGCGCAGCGGCAAGTCATTCCTCTTCAAGGCGTTCCGCTTCTTCATGCGCACGGTGAGCCTGTCAGGGCGAAACCCCAAGCTGATGGACAACCCGCACGTGTACGACCAGGTGGACCAGCATACGGACTTCATCCTGGTAGATGACTGCGACCGCTACCTCAATACCTCGCTGTTCTACGACAACATCACCAGCGGTATGACGGTCAATCCTAAGAATAACCGTTCTTTCTTCATCGAGTTCGAAGACAGCCCCAAATTCGGGTTCACCACCAATTACGTGCCGCGCGACTTTGACGCGTCGACCAACGCCCGTCTGTTATACATGGTTTTCTCCGACTACTACCACGAGAAGACGCCGGAGAACGACTACCTGGAGACCCGTACTATCCGTGACGATTTCGGACGAAACCTGATGACGGCCACCGACTACACCGAAGACGACTGGAACCAGGACATCAACTTCTTCGCCCAATGCCTGCAGTTCTACCTCTCGATGGCAGACTGCGGCGTGAAAGTGCAGCCGCCCATGGACAACATCATCAAGCGCAAGTTCAAGAGCGATATGGGCGGCAATTTCGAGGATTGGGCATACGTCTACTTCTCTCAAGAAAGCGACAACCTGAACAAGATCGTTGTGCGCAAGGAGGCTTACGAGTCATTCATTGATTTCGCTAAGGTGCCGAAGACATTCTGGACGATGCAGCGGTTCACCAAGGCATTGCGCGGCTTCGTGGAGCTGTGCCCCTACGTGGCGGAGATGAATCCCGCCGATATGCTTAATTCTTCCGGTCGCCTGGTGCGTAAAGACAAGGACGGTAAGACGCAGGACATGATTTACCTGCGCACTACCGACAAGGTATTGACCGCCGATGACTTCAACCCCAAGGAGGAAAGCGATGGAGGAGTTCCGTTCTGAATACATCAAGCACTACGAACGCTACCTGCCCGCCCTGATGGACGGAGGTACTGCCGAGCGGTACATCTTGCAGGTGTACGACTACCTCGAGCTGATGCGCCCCGGCACATGGCTCAACCTGCAGGCGGAAGGCGACAAGCTGAAATGGCTGTTGGTAGCCGTAGGTGCCTTCATGGCGGCGCAAGACCACTGGATGGACTTCGAGCTGAACGACGACTACACCAAGCTGCGCAGGGTATTCCTTCCCGACAAGTTCCGCCGGCTGATGAAAAAGCCTCCCGACAAGCGGTAGCAGGCATCTTTGATAAAAAAACACGGGCACATTTGTCCGTGTTTTTTATTTGCCTAAGGTCAAGGAGGCAGAAGGACGCTTCCCGGTTTTCCACACCTTTTCCCCTTTTTTCTACTAAAATTTTGTAATTCTGTAACCGATGTTTGAAAAGATATAAAAAAGAACTTATATACAAAGAGATAGGGCGGTTGCAAACTGGTTGCAAAATCGGGTTACAAAACTGGTTACAAAAAAATAAGGTTTGTAACCAAGCCCGCTTTTCCGCCGTTCCATCCGCCTCGGTTACAAAGTCGTTACTTGCCGGCAACTTGCCGTTCGAAGTTTGTAACAGAATACCAATTCTGATTACCAAGCAGTTAAGACTTGGAAATAACAAGTTTCGAAAACGCAAAAATTTCGGGGCAAATCAGTCAGTGGCACATGTAATGTTCAGACGCAAGACATATAAATAACGTACAAATCGTTGAATTTGTCAAGATAAATAAAAAACGTTCGCCGTTTTCACCATCTTCACTCTTTGTTTCTCATCTTTCGTTCTTCATATATTATTTTGTATCTTTGCAGATAATCAAACACTTAACGCATGAAACCTCAAGTTATCATAGAACTTCCGCCACATTTACACGACTACCTGTACCACGAGTTCGGCACGCCGCGTAGCGAAGAAGCCATAACCGTTACCGCCGCAAACGACCTGGGCAAGCTTATCCAGTCGATGATTACCGTGAGCGACCGCCCGCCCAAACAGGCAATCAAGGAGCATCCCGTCACGCTTGTCTTGCCGGTACAGGAGTGGAACCACTTCATCTTTCAGGAGAACTTCATCTACATCCCCGAATGGAAGCAGCGGATGCTGCGCGAATACATCGAGGCATCCTACCGCATCCGCATCCGCGAGTACTTCATTGCCGGATACGAAAAGGGCTACAAGCAGGACCGCATCATCCGCGCCTTCCTCTACGCCTACAACATCAAGAACAACGCCATCAACTACGATGCGGTGAAGAAGTACGACTACCGCAACCGCCAGCGCATGGTGAAGGAGGTAGACAGGGATATCCAGCTTTCGTTATTCCCTTAACACTGTTTAACCTATTAAATTCTAAGTGAAAACCGCCGAAACTCGTATTTTAACGCTTAAACTTTAAGTAAAAATGAACCGAAACGACAAACGCGCGTCCGTCTGCGGGCTGGCTTTCCTTCCGCTGAGCCAAGCCACGGTGCGCAACTTTCCGGGCAGTCCGGACATCGGAGTGCACGGTACCTTCACGCCGGTGCCTGTTTCGTCAGCCGAATACGGCGAGACCGGAGAAGCGGGTTATCCCATAGAACAAGAACTCGAAGCCGTAGTAACCGACACAAGTTCGGCGGAATTGAACGGACTCCGCACCCTTTTCGCCGAAGCCGGGCTGGTGCTGCTCGACTTCACCAACGGCGAGCGCCGGGTGGTGGGGAGCGATGAGTTCCCGGTACAGGTCAACACCGAACTGAGCGGCACTCCTGCAACACTTTCACTTACTTTCAAGCGCGACAGCCCCGAGCCAGCCAAGGTTTATTCGTCCTTTTAAGGGGTTGATACCGTTGTACCTTTGTATCCGGTTATTAATAGGTATTAGTTTTCAAAGGTGTAACAATGGTTTTCTCTCATTTATACAGTGCGGTGTGCCGGGGCAAGTGGTTCATCTCCTTCCGCGAGGCGGAAGCCAACTTGCTCCTGGTGCAGCGGCTGTTGTCGCGCGACGCTTCGCTGGCAGACGGCAAGCCGCTGTCTGAAAGCCAGCCCGTTCCGGTGATGCTGGAGCACGAAGGGCGGCTGATGAAGCGTGGCAATTCGTTTGCCGATGCGCCCGAGGGCAGCACGGCAGTCATCCCCCTGCGCGGCACCATGCTGAAGTACGGCACGATGTGCAGCTACGGCACTACCGAAATCGCCTCCGTTATCCGTGAGGCGGCAGCATCCAAAAACATTTCCTCTATCGTTCTCGACATCGATTCGGGCGGCGGCAGCGTGGATGCCATCGCCCCGCTGGCAGATGCCATCCGCCAGGCGCAGTCGGCGCGCAAGGCGGTGGTGGCTAGCTGCAGCCTGTGCGCTTCCGCCGCCTACTACGTGGCAAGCTACTGCAACGAGATACTGGCAGACAACGACATCGATGCCGAATTCGGGAGCATCGGCGTGATGATGAGTTTTGCCGACTATGCCAAGTATTACGAGAACGAGGGCATCAAGGTGCATACCATCTACAGCAACCTGTCGGATTACAAGAACGCCCCGTTCGAGGCGGCAAAGAAGGGCGAGTATGCCAAGATACGCGACGAAGAGCTTGACCCGCTGGCGCGCGACTTCCAAGAGAACGTGAAGCGCAACCGGGGCGCACGGCTGAAGACCGACACCGAAGGCTTGTTGCGCGGACGCATGTTCTACGCCCGTGATGCCGTCGGCACGGGGCTGGCAGATGCGGTAGGAACGCTGGCGCAGGCTGCCGAACGGAGCCGCGAGCTGTCGGCGCAGATGTGCATCGACGACTATATGGGAGCCAATTATTAATTGTTAATTATTAATTATTAATTCTTAATTGAATAAGCTATGTTTGGAAAAGTAATGAGTGTGGTTCTCGCCTTTCTGGGCATCTCGGCTTTCGCCAAGGACAAGAACGGCAAGTCCGTTCTGCTGTCGGTGCAAGAAGAGCAGCTGAAGCAGAAGTACGGCGAGAAGTTTGTCGAGTCGTTTAAGAAAGACTTGGCGGAGTTTGAGAAGGACGGTGCGGCAGCCGAAAGTGCCGTGACCGGCGAAGTGCAGGCACAGCTGGAAGACGAACGCGAGAGCAACGTCCGGCTGATGGAGCGCATCAAGGCACTCCAGGAATCCGAAAAGCAGATGAAAGCCCTTCTCGAAGAGCGGGACAAGACCATCGAACGCCTGAGTAAAGAGCCTGCAGCCGATGCCGGCGAACAGGTGACGGGAGATAATGATAAAGGTATGGCAAAGAAATTCAAGCCCGACATGAGCCTGGCGCATAACCAGTGGCTCGATGCGGCATTCAAGGGGGCTGCCTACAGCGGCAACACCACCATCGACACCACCGAGCTTCAGACGGAGTTCGGCAAGTACGTGAGCAGCGAACGCCTGCAGATCATCAAGGACCTGATGGGCACTACCGAATCCATCCGCTACATGAGCACCATCATGACGGACAAGACCGAGGTGCGTGCACAGCAGGCGGCCATCGACAGCGTGCTGCAACAGTTCGTGCCCTACTGGACACCCAAGTCGAAGAGCACCTTCACGCCGCTCACCATCAAGAACTTCAAGTGTAAAATCAACGTGCAGATCAAGCCCTCCGACATCATGGAGGACATCCTGGGCTACCTCTACGACGAGAACCTCGACCCGAAGGACATGCCCATCGTCCGCTACATCCTCTACCAGCTCATCTTCCCGAAGCTGGCCGAAGAGCGCGAACAGGCATTGGCCGTCGGCGTGTACAAAGAGAACTCGGTCAGCCAGGACGGCGGCACGGCCAGCGCGGCCCTGGACTGTATGGACGGCTATGTGACGCAGCTGAAGGCGTTGAAGACGGCTGAGAACGACAAGGTGACCTGGCTGCTGGACGGCACGGCGCTGAGCACGGATGGCGAAACGCTGCTGTCGCAGATAGACCAGGCGGTGGACCAGGTGAAACCCCTGTACCGCAACAAGACGATGTTCGTGCACGCAGACCCGGATCTGGTCATCAAGTACAGCCGTGCCTACCGCGAGAAATACCCCTGGCTGAAGAACCAGGACGGCGAAAAAGTGAAGATTGATTTCACCAACTTCACCTTCGCACCGCTCGAAGGCATGCGTGGTACCGGCGTGTTCTTCATCACCCCGAAGGAGAACTTCAAGCACCTGATGTCGAAAGACCCGCAGCGCACCCAGATACGCATGGAGACCAATCATTACAACGTCGACATCATGGCGGAATGGTGGGAAGCCTGCGGTTTCTGGCTCGCCGAAGCCATCTTCGCCTACATCCCGCCTGAAGAGGAAGAAGAACCGGAATCTTCGCAGGGAGGCGGCGTGTAAACAATTGACAATTGCGATGCCGCATGGTTCATTGTCAATTCTTCATTCTTTATTCTTAATTATTAATTCTTAATTATTAATCATTATGTCAGGAGAATATGCATTCATATCCGTACCCCGCAAGAGCAACAACGCCGGACGGGCAACGGGCAAAAAGAACTACATCTACCTTTTTCGCTGGGACGATGTAAAGACCTTCACCAAAGACGAGAAGGGTGTGCGCGTCACGGCATTTGCCTTTCAAGCAGAAAAGAAGCCCATCGGCGTCTATGCCACGCAGAGCACCATCAACATCTACGACACCGCAGAGGGAGACCCCGATGCACGCGGATTTATCCACCACGTGGACTTCGAGCATCCGGGTTCGGAAGTCGAGTTCAAAGAGTTTCTCAACAACAACGTCAACGAAAACCTCGGCGCGATTGTCATCAACTGCGCGGGCGAAGACTGCAAGATTGCCGGAACGCCCTGCACCCCGCTGAGCATCAGCACCGCCGAAGGGCAGGACAACAACGAGGCGAACAAGACCACCATCAACCTGGCCAGCTCGTTGCGCGGCGACACGCTGGGCGTCATCGCCAAGTCGCTCATCCCGCTGACAGATGACGACACGATTAACACCGTGCTGGCCCTGACCGGCGCCGAAAGCTCGCAAGGAGGAGGAGTATGACAGGAAAGAAAAAACCTGTAGAGAACCCTGCACCCCTGCCAGCCGCACCGGTGCAGGATGCCGACAATAAGAAGACCGCCGGGACCGCATGCGTCTCGGTGGTCATTCCGTATTGCAAGGAATATGCGCAGGGCAACGAGCTGCTCTTCGCCATCCGCTCCTGGTACAAGAACGCGCGCTTCCCCTTCCACATCACCGTCATCGGCGATGCCGAAGAATGGATGGACGGCGAGAACCTGACCCTCATCGAGTGCCCCCGCTGCTCGGACATCCCCAGCGTGGACACCCTGCACAAGCTGTGGACGGCACTGAACAGCCCGGAAGTGACCGGCGGCTTCATCTGGACCAACGATGACATCTACCTGATGAACCCCGTCGGGCTGGAGCACATCCGTATTCCCAAGGTACTGGGACCGCTCCGCCCCGAATCCTACAGCGGGCACTACCGCGCCGCGATGCGCCACACGATGGAACTGCTCGCCGAATCGGGCTTGCCTGCGCTGAACTACGGCACCCATACGCCCCTATGGTTTGAGAAGGAACGGCTGGCGGCGTTCCTGCCTGCCGATGACCCCAAAGCCACGGAAGGCACGCTCTTCACCTCGCTTTACTTCAACCAGTGCAACACGGTGCACCCCGTCCGCCTGGACTGGAAGACCGACCCCTTCCTGCTGCCGGTGGTAAGCAAGGCACCCGATGAGAAGTACGTGGAGCGGCTGTTACAGAACAAGGTGTTCATGAACAATGCCCGCAGCGGTTACAGCCCGTGGCTGGAGAAGTTCCTGGAGAAACGCTTTCCCGACAAGTCGCCCTGCGAGCTATGAAGAGCGGATGCCGGAGAAAAGAGCCTGAGCTTCCGCGACGAGTTCCCGTTTCTCGACAAGCCCGGATGCCCCATGGAGCTGGAAGCCCTTGCCAGCCGCAAGTTCACCAAGTACCGGGCTTACGTCCGCCTGCATCAGAAGCTGCGCGGATGTGCCGGACTGGCGGAATGCGCAGAGACGGCAGGCGAGCTGGTAGACAACTACATCGACAACCGCCTTATCTGGCAAGAGCTAACGTGGTACCAAGAACACGGCTCGCTGTTGGGCAAGCATCCCGCCTTCGCCGAGTTCCGCCGCCGCAAAAAGCTGGTGAACATGCCGGTCAAGAAGCTGATGACACGGCTGCGGCAGGTGGAGATGAACATCTGGCGCGTGAAAAGCGAACTGGCAAAGGGTGACAAGCCCCACCTCGACGCCGTGCGCCGCGAACGGCTGGCAGGCTACGAGAAAGAACGGGCAGACATCCTGAGACTGTTGGAATGAAAATTCGTATTGATATGGGGTATTACTTTTCGTTGGATGAATTAAAACGTGAGATGATGGACTCTTGCTTCTATTCACAGAGGTTTGAGTCCTTACTCACGTTTAAACTTGACAGTCTGCGTGAACTGTGCGGTCGGCTTCCTGATGAAAACGAGATATTCTTTATCGAGACGCAAAAAAGTTTTACCGCATTTACCTTTATCGTTTACCTGATCAGGCAGACAGGCCATATCAACCGGTTATACATTGCGACCTATTCCACCAACGAAAGAATCATCAATGCCTTGTTGCGCTGGCGTGACAAAGGCATGTTGGGCGACATCCACCTGCACGTTTCCGAGACACTCAAGTTCCGTATGCCGAAGGTGTTTGCCCGATTGGTTGATTTAAACCATAAAGGTGTAATTACCCTTACATGGTCATGGAGCCACAAAAAGGTGGCTTGCATCGATACTCCGCAAGGGTATTTCGTCGTCGAAGGGTCAGGCAACTACGGTGAGAATGCGATGATAGAGCAATATGTATTCCTTAAAAACAAAAAAGTCTATGAATTCAGAAGTGACCGGATACGACCGCTGGCATGACAGCCCCGAATGGATGTCGCGCATTGACATTGACGAATACGAACGTCTCGCCGGCATCGGCTACCGCCCCGAACAGATTGCCATGTACTACAAGATACCGCAGAAAGACTTCCTGTGGTACTTCCACCTCATAGGCAGTCCGCTGAAGTACCACTACGACCGGGGTCAGCTGCTCCAGCAAGCCAAAGAGGGGCTATCAATGTCCGCCGCTGCACAGACCGGAGAGAACGTGACACAGGCACAGCGGTTTGACAAGTTCCGCAAATCGATAGGTTATAAAAATAGCATCAACAAGATATTCTTCGATGATATCGGGTAATCTAAATAGTAAATCGTAAATAGCTAAATAGTAAATCGTAAATAGCCGACATGTTCGAAAAATCCCACTACGAAACCTTACAAGACTACCTTGCCAGCGGCTGCACCCTGGAGCTGACCGCCGAAGAACTGGACTACTACAATGCCCTTTACGCCTTGGTAGGCATCCACCGCAAGTACGGCAAGGACAACGCCATCGCCTTCCTGATGCACAAGCCGTTCTGCGTGGAGCGGGGCAGGGCACGGCAGATGTACGCCGAAGCCCTCAACCTGTTCTACCTGAACGACACGGTGGAAAACGACGCCTACCGCAGCATCCTCTTCGACAACCTGCAGAAGGCAGCCCTCGCCGTGCTGCAGAACGCCACCTCGGCAAAAGACATGGAGGTGTACGGCAACCTGCTGGTGCAGGCCGCCAAGGTGAAGCAGCTCGACAAGCCCGACCCCGTGAAACTGAAGCAGGTGGACGAGAAGCCTATCAAGTGGTACGACCTCAGCCCCGAATCGGTAGGGCTTCCGGCGGCAAACCGCCAGAACCTGGCACGGCAGATCGACCAGATGCAGGACCTGCCCGAAGGCGAGAAGGTGCGCCTGCGCCGGGATGCCAACATAGAAGACATTAATTTTGAAGAAATGCTCGATGACACGCAAGAGAAAACTAAAGATTACGAATGACGTAGAGGTGCGCTATGCCAACTGGATGGCGCAGCTCATCGCCGTGATGCAGCCCTGGAGCCTGTACTGGATTGCCGGGCGTGCCAGTGCCAAGACGGTGCAGGTATTGGCGGAACGGGTGCAGGAGGTGGCGCACGACTGCCCCGGAGCGCCCTTCGCATGGGTGGCGGACACCTACAGCGACCTGCACAAGAACGTCATCCCCTCGCTCATCGACGGGCTTTCGCTGCTGGGATGGATGCCCGACGTGCACTTCGTCATCAACCGCGAGCCGCCGCGCGAGTGGAAGCAGCGCATGTACAACGTCTGCACCGACTGGCGCAACACCATGGTGTTCTATACCGGGTTCAACTTCACCTTCATCTCGCTCGACCGTGCAGCCATCGGCGCGGGACGCTCCTACGTGGGCGTGTTCGGCGACGAGGTGAAGTATTTCCCCGAAGAGAAGTTCACCAACCTGCTGAAGGCGGTGCGCGGCTTCCGGGTGAAGTACGGCGACTCGGTGTGGTACCGCAGCCGCACGCTCACCACCGACATGCCCAACCCCAACCACCTGGGCGAATACGACTGGATATTGAAGCTCGCCCGGCAGAACGACAAGCAGCGCATCCTGCTCGCCCTCCGTGCCGGCTTCGTCTACAACGACACCAAGCGCGAATACCTGTCACGGCTTCAGGAATACAACAGCCTGAAGGCGGACGCACGCACCGACCCTGCCGTGCGCCCCGCCCTGGCGGATGCCGAACGCCAGATGATGCTGGCACGGCGCACCATGGAGCGGTGGGAACGGCGGTGGGTGAAGACCCGCCGCGGCGTGTCGTTCTTCTTCATCTCGTCCTCGTATGTCAACGTCGACATCCTGGGTGAAGACTGGTTCAACGACGAGTTTGCCGAAGGGCTGGAGGGCGCGGCATGCAACATCCTCTCGGTCATCCCCAAGCTCGAAGCCTCGCAGATGTTCTACTGCAACCTCTCGATGAAGAACTTCTATGCCGACGGTTTCCTGAACGAGGTCATCGAGCAGCACCCCTTCGGCTGGGAGCAGGACTGCACCGTGCTGCGCTACCTCGACCCGGGGCGTCCGCTGGAGGCAGGCATGGACGCCGGCAACATGCTCAGCATGGTGTTCGGGCAGCAGGCGGGACGCGTGATGCGCATCCTCAAGGAGCTGTACACCCTGCCCCCGCAGAACGTGCGCGACCTTGCCGACAAGTTCCTCGCCTACTTCAAGCCCCACCGCCGCAAGCTGCTCAAGCTCTACTACGACCGCTCGATGAACAACTACAAGCGTGTCAGCACCGACATGGCAAGCCAGATTAAGAAGGCAATAGAGACCGACAGCGAAGGGCGGCGCACGGGCTGGACGGTGCAGCTCATGTCGTTGGGGCAAGGCAACATATCGAGCAACCTCGAGTACCGGTTCTTCATGGACCTGCTGCCGGGCAACCTCGCCCGCCAGCTCTACACCCTGCTCATCGACCAGCACAACTGCCCCAACCTGAAGAGCGAGATGGAGGTGACCCGCACCAAGGCGAAGGTGAACGAGCGCGACAACACCACGCAGATAGTCAAGGAGAAGACCGGCGACAAGCTGCCCGTACACCGCCTTCCCCGTGAGAGCACCAACCTGACCGACGCGCTGAAGTATTTCGTGCTGCGTCCCGAAGTGGTGCGTATGTGGCAGAGCCGCAGCAAGGTGAGCGGGGCAGCCTACTTGTAATAGCACATTTTTTCTTTTCATGTTTTTGTTCAGTCCGGCTGTCCGTGATGGATGGTCGGGCTTTCTTCGTTCCCTAACGGAGAGCCACGCAAGGTGGGACGGCTTGCTCCAGCTGGTGGGCTTTTGGCTGTTTGTAACGATATTTCGTCATATTTCCGAACTGGTCGACGGCTTGCAATCGCAATCCCCCGACGGCGCGGCTCGGGCTTCGGAGATGCTTGTTGTCGCTTTAAAAGCGGCAACAGAAGGTTTTCTTTCTGATATTCATCGGTTTCTTGCTTCCCGTTGTGCCGTTTCGGCTGATAAAACTCCCCATTTTTTGGTTGTACCCTGCCTGATGAACGGGCGGGACGCGAAAAATTCGTGCGGCACGGCGGTCTGACATTTCCTGACCAATCAGCGGATTCAGACCGGCTTTGCCGCACGGATTTTTCGCGCTACAAGGTAGAAAGCTGCCGCTTTCTGTTTCGTTTTTTTATCTCCGTTTCTCTTCCGTAACTCCTTTTTGACCTTTACCGTAATCGGACACGATATATCGCCTTTTGTGCCACAAAGGTATGACAAGAGTCTGTCTTGCAAGGTCAGGCGATGTTCTCTAAAAAATCTCCACCCTTTGGGTCGTATTCAAGCCTCCGGTTTTAGCAGAAACCTTGCTGATAAAACATCCTTCTTGTCTGGTTAAAGTGGCATCAAAAGGCGAAACATACCGTGCGCGACAGGCGACGGAATAAAAAAAAGTCGTTCCGGGAAACGGAGAATTTAGAAGGCTCACACCCGATGGCTCAAGGTTCAAGAATAAATTTCAAATGCCATGAAAAAAGTAAATAAAAAATGGATAGAACAATGTCGGAAATATATGTTTTCTTTTTTCGATTATTTGCCGACCAAATACGAAGCGAATCCCAGAGAATGGAAAATCAGAAAGTTTATTTGGGGATTTAAAGACGGGAAATTTACTCATGAAGCCGCTGAAATCGTAGCGAGAAAACTCCGTGAAGTGTTTGGGCAGGACACGCAGAACATCGTTTTTGCTTGCATTCCGGCAAGCAGCGCACAGAAAAACGAAATCAGATACCGCAGTTTTTCGGATGAAGTTTGCCGTTTGGCTGGCACCGCTAACGCTTACCATGCTATCAGCATAGAGGGAAGCCGTTTGGCAATCCACGAAACAAAATCGTCTAAAACGGTCAGCAATGTAGAGATTATCAATTTTGATAAGGAATTTTTCAAGGGAAAAAAGGTGGTTGTTTTCGATGACATCATTACACAAGGTTATTCATACGCCCGTTTTGCCTGTATGCTTGAATCGTTTGGCGCACAGGTTTTAGGAGGCTTGTTTTTAGGCAGGACATTATTACGTTAAACATCTAATATATAAGAACTATGAGAGATTTATTTGAAATGTGTGGCGAATGCCGCCACTTGTCAGACAGCGAAGTGATTTATCAGTTGACTAACAATAAGGAAACCGCTAACGAAGTCGGTGAGATGTTCTACCGTGGCGATGATTTGAACATTGAGGACATTTGCGACAAGCTGACACCCGCACGCAGGGAAATGGCACTGGCTGTTATCGAGTTGTACAAGCGAATCCAAGAACGCAAAACAAAACGGATAACCATACGTTGTTCGCTTGATATATACAATGCATTGAAACCGTTCCTTTCAGATTTGAGAGTAGAAGAAACTTGGGTGATTTTTTTGAATCAGTCTTGTAAAATTATCCGCAAACAGCGTGTTTCAGTAGGCGGAATTTCTTCTGCATTGGTAGATGTTCGGGTTATCTTGTGTGAAGCGTTGAAATGCAATGCCACAACCATGATACTTTGCCACAACCACCCGAGCGGAAACACACAACCGAGCCGAGAGGATGATAATTTGACGGAATCACTTAAAAAGGCAGGTAAAACGGTTAACATTCACTTGTTAGACCACCTGATTTTTACGGATAACGGATATTACAGTTATAACGATGAAGGCAGATTGTAAGGGAGGGCGGCATCCGCCGCCCATCCCGTTTGCTCGCACACTCGCAAACGGGATGGGACCCAAAAAGCGGAATAGGGTTGTTTTTCCGTTCCTTCAACCACGGAGGGGCTGTTTTTCAAACAGTTCTTTGGCTGTATTGAAATAAGTTTTTACATTTGCGGTGCCCAATCAACCAACGTACAACATGACCCCCTTTTCAATGCGTAATCCGTATCCAGTCGGGTTAAGGTCTCGTCGAACCTTTGGGCACGCGTTGGAGAGGGGTTCGCCCTTTTTATAATGGAACTGAAAGAATTTGTGAAAAGCACGATAGCGCAAATTATCGATGCGGTGGATGAGCTGAACACAATGTATCAAGATAAAGATGCGGTGGTCAATCCGGCTACGCCATATAAGAATAATAAGGAATCGAAAGCCTTTAATACAAAAGAAGGATATCGGCAGATCACCGATATAGAGTTTGACCTGACCGTGTCTGTAGAGGACGCCAAAGACAGCAGTGGGAGAGTGAATGTATTGGCTTGCGTAATCGGAGGGGATGCCTCACGTTCGCATACCGAAGGCAGCAGTTCTGTGAGCCGGGTGAAGTTTTCGGTACCGGTGATGCTTCCGGCATGCAAGGTCAAGGACGCTTCTCTTCATTATGTGGTCCCGTAAGGTAATAATGTAATTGGTCGATGACATAGTTGAAGTCCCAATTGCTGTTTTGGCAGATCTTGACGGCACACTCCACGCAGTATTTCCGCAACCGGCGTTCGCGCCATCTTTTATAATATTGGAGGATTCGTTTCATAAGCCGACGGTTTTGTTTTCCGCAAAGGTACGGATAAATTAGTATTAATCAAATAAATAAGGAAAGAATGAAGAAATGTTTATTTATACTGCTCTTGTTATGTATTTGCTTTTTTTTATCATCCTGCGAATCCTATTCAACTGGAGATACATATGGGGGGTTACTGATTTTAGCACTCATCATCATTTTTATTTATGGAATTATCCAAAGCAAAAAGGAAGATGATATGAAGAAAGATGAAGATGAAAGAAGGCGCAAAGAATTGGAAGAATCTCTGAAAAAGTATGAAGGGCAACAAGAAGCTAAAAGATTGAAATGCCAAGCTGAATATGATGCTGTTGCCGAAGAATACAAATCTTATTATTCAATGGATATTGAAGTTAAAGGTATATTCGCCCGCAGTCGATTGGCTAAAGAAACGGTTCCTGTTCTGAACATATATGATGAAATTAAACTACGAAAAGAACCGAAAAATCAGTATGACCCCTGTGCCGTAAAGGTTATGCATGAGAGGATTCATTTGGGATATGTTCCTGCTGAAGACTCGCAATTCATTACGAATTTAATAGACCATAAAGCAATCAAGAAAGTTGTAGTTAAATTTTCAGGGGTACACCAACTTTACCCTTGGGATAAACCAGACCCTTATTTGACTCTTACTCTATATTATACATTGGATGGATTAGAGGAAAAGGAACCGGATAACTCTTAAGAAGAAAAGTGAAAAATTCAAATTACATAGCGGAAGTCCCAGTTACTGCCTTGGCATATTTTAACGGTACACTCCACGCAGTATTTCCGCAACCGGCGTTCGCGCCATCTTTTATAATATTGGAGGATTCGTTTCATAAGCCAACGGTTTTGTTTTCCGAAAAGGTACGGATAAATTAGTATTAATCATATAAATAAAATGTAAGTATGGGAAATTTAGAATTAGTGTTTTGGCTTAGTGCCATTGTAGAACTCATTACGTTGATTTGCTTCTTCGTGTTGTGTGCCAACATATCGAAGATTAAGAAGGTCATCATGCCAAGCGGCAGCACGCCCACTCCACAGACAGCGTTCGCCATGTATGTGGCCGCCGGCGACACGGAGAAAGCTAAAGCCGTGCTGATGGAAATCATCTTGGCGGATGCTGACGTGCAGGACTGCATTTACCGAAACGGTGAAGTGTTGGGCAACGTATTGGCACGCTACAGCAGGCAGATGAAGGAAGTCGGTCTGGAGATTGACCCGGAGAAAGCGTACAGCGCGAAAAAACTGTTTTGATACATAAAACGAAATAGTAAGGTCAAACAACATTTTTACCGGGCGGAAGCAAAAAACTTCCGCCTTTCTTATTGCCGTTCCAAAAACTATTCCTATATTTGCAGTGCCAAATCATAATATGTTCAACATATCCGCTGAGTGTCCGGTTAGATGCTCAATACGAAATTGGGCTTTTTTTATGTCCATCGGTTTGCTCGCCTCATTTATGAGGTGACCAGATTCATATACGAAACTTACGGCTGTCTTTTCCCTACATTGGTACTCTTCGGATACTACATGTTATGGTTTGGCGACTTATACGGGAAACAGGCAGCCGTTCGTGTATCCGTAAACTTGCCTGTAACAGCCAAACCATAACATGTAGTATGAAAAAAGAACTGACCGCCGGAACGAAGAGCATTCCGGCTGCTCACGAAATGAATTTCGCGGGCAAACTCCGTGAACTCGTTAACCGGACGCTTCCGTCCGAATGCCAAATCCAGACAACGCAAGACGCATGGTACGTGGGCGCCATCGGCGCGCTCTGCGTCACCTTCCTGTTTCCGCCAGCCGTGGCGGTAGCGGCTTATTGCGTGTACCGTGCCAAGAAGGAAGGAGGCGGGCAATGAACGATTCCGAAGACTACTCCACACTGGAATATTACTTCAACGGACTGGAGAACCTGACGCAGTTCCTGCAGGTGGTAGAAGAAATCTCTGCCGAAACCGGTATGAGCGACTGGATCATGACACACCGTGGCGTTCGTATGGCGTACTGCTGGCAGGATACCAAGGCGGTCATCAAAGGAGCGATGAGCGAAGAGACGTACATCGGGCGCAACCGGCTGCCGGAAGGCTGAATAAAAAGATATATTTCTTTGGTCGCCGGACACTTCCACATAAGTGTCCGGCTTTTTTTTTGTGTCCTTTCCGCCCGGTATGCTATCGTTTACCTTTGCCGCAAAAGGATGAACACCATGACAGACGATGAAAAAAAAGAACTGGAACTGCTCTTCATCGAAGAAGAGCTGTCGCAGCACGGCGAATGGCTGGCAGACGTACTGACTGAAGCCATTGAGAAACGCAAGCTGCGACGCACCGACGACCTGTTGCACAGCGTGAATTACAGCGCCTTCAAGGAAGGCAAGAATCCGGGGCTGCGCTTCTCTTTCCTCAGTTACGGGCGTGCGGTCGATATTGCCGCCTACAAGCAGAACAGGCACAAGGTGGACACCATGCGCGACATCTGGGGGCAGAAGCAGAACACGATGAAGAAGAAAAACAACCGCTGGTATGCCCGGAGCATGTACAGCGGTTACTACAAGCTGGTATCACGCATCATGTACGGTCTGTCCGACCTTGAAATCGAACGGCTGAAGGGCATCCTCGAAAACCGGAAGAAACAGCTGTAGAAAGGCTTTAACTCCTTAACTCCTTAACTCCTTAACTTCTTAACTCCTGAACAATGAAACATATCGGAAAATTCTCATTCGTAGACACCGCCGCCGGGCAGTATGCCATCCACATGGACTGGAGCGGCGCCATGAGCCAGTTTTTCGACCTTGGCGGCGAGAACTGGGACGGCGACCCCGTCAGCGTGGCGGGCGAACGGGTGGTGCCCTGGGGCAAAGACAACAACCTGCCCAACGCCATCCGCAACCTGCTGGAGCGCAACAACCTGGGCCCGGGCATCCTCGACCGCAAGACGGGGCTGCTGTACGGGCAGGGACCGGCACTCTACCGCATCGCCATAGAGAACAACGAGCGCGTCCAGCAATGGGTGGAAGACGCGGAGATACAAGACTGGCTGGAGTCGTGGGACTACCGTGCCTTTGTGCGTGCCGCCCTGGTAGAATATACCCACCTGAACGGCGTGTTCGTCAAGTACCGCATGGGGCGCGGCGTGCGCATCGGCCGCCCGTGGGTGGCGGGGCTGGACTGCCTGCACTCGCAGGAATGCCGGCTGGTATGGCCGGCAAACGACAGCCGGAGGCTGGAAGACGTGACCCACGTGCTGACCGGTGACTTCGACGCGTTCCGCAGCCGCACGTTCCGCCGCTATCCCGTGTTCGACAAATGGAACCCCTCGCGCCACGAGACCGCCATCCGCTACCACTCGATGCGTTCGTTCGGGCGCAACCTGTACGCCATTTCCTGCTTCTACGGCTCGGTGCCCTGGCTGGAGAACGCCAACGACCTGCCCCGCATCATCCGCCACCTGAACGAGAACATGATTGCGGCGGCGTACATCGTGCACACGCCCGGCGAGTATTGGGAAGAAAAACGCCGCCTGGTGCAGGAGCTGCATCCAGACTGGACCGAAGAGCAGCTGCAGCGCGAGATGTCGAAGCTGAAAGACGAACTGACGCAGACCATTGCCGACGTGATGGCGGGCAAGGCGAACGCGGGCAAGTTCTTTTCGTGTGTGGACTTCACCGACCCGCAAGGCAACCTGCAGAGCTGGAAGATAGAGCCTATCGAGATGAACATCGACAAGTACATCGACGCGCAGGCGAAGATAAGCCGTATCGCCGACAGCTCGACCACCAGCGGTTTCGGGCTATCCCCGGCCCTTGCCAACATCATCATCGACGGCAAGAGCGACAGCGGCAGCCAGATGCTCTATGCCCTGAAGATATTCTACGGTGCCGACACGCAGATAGCCGAAGACATCGCCCTCGAAGCCGTAAACGACGCCATCCGCATCAATTTCCCCGACAAAAAAGGCATCTTCCTCGGGCTGTACCGCAAGGTCATCAACAAAGAAGACAACGTGAGCGCAGGCGACCGGGCTTCGAACCAGGTATAAGGTTTATTCATCACGGAGGGATAATGTGGAATTCAAGTAAATTGTAAATACTCAAATGGCAAATGAATTAAGTTTCCCCGACTGCTGGGAAGAGGTGACACCCGAAGAGTGGGTGTACCTCCTGAAGTTAAGGCACGCACTGAGGGTACGGCGGGGTGTATCGCTGCAGGATATCCGCCGTGCGTGGTGTGCCTTTGTGCTGGAGCGGCGCGGCTACAGGTTCCGCCGCAAGCACGAGACAGACGACATGAACCTGGTGGACAGGCTGGCAGGCACGCTGGGCTGGATGTGGGTGGTGGACGACGAAGAAGGCTGCGTTGCCATGGACTTCCGCACCACGAAGAACCTGCTGCCGGAGTGGCAAGGGCTGCGCGGCCCGGCAAGCCACGGTGCCGACCTCACTTTCGGCGAGTTCCGCTACGCCACTGCCGCCATGAACCTGTACAACACCGACCATTACGAGAGCGACCTGCTTGCCCTCACCGCCATCCTGTACCGCACAACCGGTGCCGGCGGACGGCGCATCCCCTTCTGCCAGGACAACATGCCCGGCTACATGCGCGATGCCGTGAAGATGCCCGGCTGGATGCAGTGGGGCGTATACGTGTGGTTCGCTTATTTCTGCGAATACCTGCAGACAGGCAGCTTCGTCGTCGACGGACACGAAGTGACCTTTGCCCCCGTATTCAGCCGCCGTGAGCCGGATGCACCCCGTTCGTCCGCACAAGACCTGGGGCTGAACAGCATCCTCTATACCGTGGCGGAGAGCGGCGTGTTCGGCACGGCAGACGATACCGACCGCACACCGCTGCTCCGTGTCCTCCTCAAACTGCTCGACGACAAGCAGCGGGCAGACGAAATGATGAAGCGGATGAAGAAATGAAAAAAATCCCCGCAGCGGCTCGACTGCGGGGACGGATGTTCAAACAAGATTGTTCTTAACCGAGTTTCAACGATGTCTGGTTCAGCATCGCTCCAATGTCATCCAGTGCATGCCTGAATGTTTGGAGTTCACTTTCGGTAAAATGAGCCTTTTTCCCGTTCACGACATAACCGTTAATGCGTTGGTATAACCAGTTACGGCTTTTGCCAAAGTATTTCTTTGCAATGTAGCTGAGCGATATGGCTTCCGGCAGCTCGCCGAGCTTATCCCGTAGGATAGCTTCGTCTGCCCGGTTGATAAAATCGTTGCAGGCATCCACTGCCGCTTGGAATCCGGCTTCAGCCTTTTCCCTGTAAAGTGCTTTCTCTTCATCAGACATACGTGCGTAGTTGGCTTCCATTTCTTTTTTGAAAGCATCCCTTTCCTCCTGGGTGCGCAAGGTCTTAAAACGTTCGAACGCTGCTTTCATTTCCGGAGTAGGCAGGCAATTATCCCAATTTATCATATTTTTGTAGTTTTAAGCCCTCCCAGTGAAGGGAGGGCGGTTAATCATTCATGTTCCAATTTCTCTTTAATCTCGAGCATCCGGTCCAAGATATCGTCTATCAACTGCTTCCGCTCTTTTACGTCTTCGGGTATTCCGTAAGATTCATGAAAGGAAATCAGAAGTTTCAGGTTCTCGTACTCTTGCTCTAACTGTTTTTTTTCTTCTTCTTTCATCGATTTAAACATTAAATTAAGAACTCTTGTTTGACACTACAAAGATAATACGCTTTTGCTTATTATGCAAATGATTATTGGTTTATTTACTTGCATCCTCTCTTTTTTATGTCCTTTCCTTTGTTTCCTCCATGGTTTACCTTTGCCTGAAATAATCATTGGTAAATCGTTAATTGCTAAATCGTAAATGACATGTTGCTAATCGAACGAACCGAACAACTCCGGGCACTGACCGGCAACTACTACGCCAACAACGACTTCACGAAGGTGGAAGGCGACATCGAGCAGGCCACCGAAGAACTGGCACGGCTGGTGGGCGAAGGCGTCATTTCCCTGGCTGAAAAGGCAGACGACAGCAACCCGCTGCGACGGCTGGTGCAGCGTCCCATCGCCATCCTTGCCACCCTGCGCATGTATCAGAAAAACGACTTGAGCCACGAAGACGACGGGCGCAAATTCAAGGTGTCGACCGACGGGGGCGACAAGCTGCCGTGGGAGTGGCAGCTGAACCGCGACGACGCCCTGCAGATGGAAGCGTACTACCGTGCCGTAGATTCGCTCATCACCCACCTGAACAAGACCAAGCCCGAAGAGTGGACCTCTACAAGCCTGTACCGTGCCACCCGGCAGCTTATCGTGCGCAGCGGGGCGCAATTCGACATGTATTTCCCCATCAACCGCAGCGAGCGGACATACCTGCTGCTGGTACCGTTCATCCGCGAAGCGCAGCTGATGACCGTGGCAGACGCATACGGCGCGGACTGGCAGAAGCTGGTCGAAGAAGAGGGGGATACCGAAAGTGCATCCCATTATGCCGCCGCCATGGCTACATGCCTGCTGGCAATGGCTACCGCCCTTTGCCGCCTCCCTCTCAAACTGCTGCCCTGTGGCGTGGTGCGCGGATACCTTGCCGAAAGCGGGATGCTCGACAGCGAACCGGCAAGCCTCGATGACGTGCGCCGTGCCTCCGACTGGATGCGTGCCGACGCCGCACGCTGGATAGACAAGATGAAGCGTGCCCGCGACGGCAGCGAACCCGATTACGAGCTGCTGCCCCGGAACCACCCGCGCAACAAGTATTGCCGGTTATAGACCCTCCATTATTAACTATTCACTATTAACTAAAAATGACTGTTACCCAACGCCCCAGAACCCGAGAGTTCTGCGCCACCATGCAGGACTACATCATCGATACCGACTCGACCATCACCTTCAGCATCCACTACGGAGGCAAGAAGATACTGGACGAAGAATACGTGCCCGACGCGCAGAACCAGGTGCGCATCCGCCGCCTTGGCAAGTTCTGCGAGCTGGCATTGTGGGGAGAATGGTGCGAAGATGCGCTGTGTTGGCAAACAAGTGCCTCCGGTACGTTTTCTTTCTACATCAACAATACGAAAGATGCCGACTCGCTGGTCATCTATTCCTGCCTTCAGACCCGGAAGTCTGCCGGTTCGCCGGGAGCCTTGAGCGAGGTGGCGAAAAAAGTGACCCGTCCCGGTGTGCCCGAATACGTGAGCGGTTTCCCCAATGCGAACAGCTGTGCCGTGCACGGCATCCTGCCGGACGGTACGGAGAAAAGCTACTCCTTGCCTCTGCCTAACGCGCAGACGATTGTCACCCTGAAGGCGGATTACGAATACGCCTGTTCCCTGCTCGGAGCGGAAAGCCTGCGGAGCTATTCATTCAGCCTGAGCGGCGGAAGCCTGGAATTTGTGGTAGACACCACGCCCTACGCCGAGCGGTGGGTGTTCCGCTTCAAGAACGTGTACGACATGCCCGAAACCCTGTGCTGCACGGGTGGGCTTTCCGTAGCCGGGAGCAGCGAAGACGACACGGCATCGATGTACGGCGTAGAGCGCAAGTTCGGGCTGAAGGTGACCGACGAATACACGGCACGAAGCGGCATCATCCACCTGCGGTCGGAATACAAGCTGTGGCACAACCTGCTGAACGCCCGTGAGGCGGAGGTTTGGAACGGGTCTGAGTGGCTGCCCATCATCATCACCAAGCAGAAGCTGGAGCGTGACTTCCGCCGCTCTGTACTGTCCACCGTAGAGTTCTCGTTCCGCATGGCAGACCCGACACAGAATAACCTTATTGAGTGAATAATTAATAATGAATAATGAACAGTTATGATTGATATAAAGCGTTTCAGAGAGTGGCTTATCGAATTAAAGGAGAGCGTTAACGAACAAGCGAAAGATATTCAAATAGAAGGCGTTGCATTAGCGGTGCGTGAGGGGCACATCATCCGCAAGCTGCGTGACCGGCGCGGCGTTATCCTGTGTGCCAAATATCCCGATGCCACAGTGGATGGGGATGCCGATAACTTCAGCAGCGGCAACGACATGGTGCTGTTCCTCTTGGAGAAAGTGCCGTCGGGCAGTCAGAGTGACGAAGACGAACTGGCGCATTATGCCGCCCTGCAGCAGCTGATGCTGGCTCTTCGCAACCGCCTGATGGATTCCCCTTTTGTCTGCGACAACGAAATGCAGGTTGTGTCAGGACTTACCATCGAGTGGGAATACGACATCTTCGGAGGCTGGAACGGGCTGAGCATCGGATTCAAGCTGCAAGACTATGCGTGATAACTATTGGCTTCTAACTCCCTCTAACTCCTTTAACTCCTTAACTCCTTAACTTCTTAACTCCTGACAAAAAATGACCGAACTCTACATCGACGGCGTTTCCGCCGTATTGCCAAAAGACTTCAGCGTGCAGGTGAAGCGTGAGAATCCGCTTTTCACCAAAAACGGCGAATATACCTACGACATCACCCTGCCGCTCGGCAACCCGACCAACGCGGCACTTTATGAGCACCTGAACCGCCTGAACTCGGTGACAGAAGTGGCAAGCAAACGAACTGCCATTCTGATAGCCGACAACCGGGTGTACTGTGACGGCACCGAAATCATCACAGGATGGACAGATGAGAGCGTGAGCATACAGATAGCCAGCGGAAACTCGGAACTGAACTATATCATCGGCAACGACCTGCAGATTTCTTCGCTTTCCGGCATGCCGGTGACAGCGGCCATTACCAAGAAGGCAGCGGTTGAACATATCGAGAAGCGTTATCCGGATGTAGACTATTGCCTGACCATGGTGTACGACCGCGACGGAGAAGAGATTCTTAATCCATGGGTGAATCTCACTACGGGATCTCCGGATCTGACCCCTGGGAATGTAAGCTCTTTGGGGTCCGTATCTCCCGACCTTGACCGTTTCATCCCGCAGCCTTACCTGTGTGTTTATATCAACAGCCTGTTCGAAGCACTTGGATACAAACTGACCGACAACCTGCTGGCCGGCACTGCCTATGAAGACCTGTTTATCTGCCATGCGGTACGTACGATGAAATGGTGCGAGATGCTGCCCGGCTGGAGTGTGGGAGACTTTCTGGAACAGCTGGAACTGATGTTCGACGGTGTGTTTGTAGTAGACAACCGGAGCCGGAACGTGCGTTTCCTTGCCAAACAAAAATATTACCACGCTTCCACCACAAGCCATGTCCGCTGGGTAGAAGATGTGTACGAAGTGGAGACTGCCGATGAAGATGATGAGCCCGAAACCGTAAACATCCTGCAGAGCGATGTGCGGTATGCGTTTCCGGACAATGCGTATTGGCGTGGGAGGTGTCTGCCCGATACGGTGAAGGCTGCAGCCCGTAAAAGTGCCATCGACATAGGAGCTATCCCGCCGCAGCAAGGCGGTTTTGTCGGGCGGATGGATTACTGGTTCGGCTCTTCCCAGCACCAGCAGACAGACACGGTATGGACTGACGGGGAGACCCGGCGGAAAGCATACTACGGAACGATGTCGGGCGAAGACCATGCAGGTGACAGAGACCGATGGATTCTGACAGACGAGTTTGCCGCCATTGAGCGTGCAGACCCCGAACAGGAGGTAGAACTGGGGATAATGCCGGCGGAAATCAGGCAGACAGGCAAAGATTTCTTCCGGGGTGACGGAGCAGGTCTGACTGTTCCTATATATATTCCTATGCCTGTCGTTGACGGAGGTTCGGGAAGTAGCGGTGACGAAGACGATGGCTCCGAAGGGCGTACCCCTGTGTCCGACTTGATTAACAACAGCAGTACGGGAGAAAGTGACGGGACTCCTTCAAAGAACAACATCTTCGTGGCATTCTACGGAGGGGCAGCCTTGCCTGTGGAAAACACCGAGTACTACGTGGTTTTAGACATCCCTTTCGCTTATACAGACGAATATCTCTATGTGTGGGACAGCAATACCTATATACAGACCAACACCGAGGGCAAGACGCTCCGGCTGACGGACCTGCAAACCTGCTTTTGGGAAGGCACTTTAGACGTAGACCAGCGCAACGAAATCAAGCTGACCAGCCATGACCCCAACCTGTACGACCCGCGGGGCGTTTTCGAAATCCGCAACAAACGCTACGTGTGCAAGGAGATAGAGTACACCCTCGACGCCAACGGACGCAAGGGCGCATGGACCGGCACGTTCTACCCCGCCAAGATAAGCGACACCGAAGCCGATGCCCGCTGGATTCTGGCAGACGGCAAGTGGCGGGACGGCGGCGTGTGGCTTGACAACGGACGCTGGCTGGATTCATGATTCTCAATTTTCATTTTTAATAAAGCAAGGTTATGAGTTTAAAAATAGACAGGGTCCAACTCGAAATCATCGTACAGCAGGACAGCGCACGTCAGAAGATGATAGAGCTGGAAAAGCAGATGAAAGCAGCGAACAGAGAGCTGAATAAAATTAAAAAACAATTTGGCGAGAACAGCCAGGAATATCAGGCACAGGCACAGGTGGTGCGTGACCTGAAACAGCAATACGATGACCTTTTCAACGAAATCGGCATCGGGCACCTGAGCATGAGAGAACTCGCCAACCGCCAGCGCGAACTGAACGCCATCCTGCGCAACCTCGACCCGAGCCTGCCGGAGTGGGAACAATACAACAAGCAGTTGAAAGAGGTTAACGCACGTATCAAGGAGCTGAAGGGCACCGCTACCGAAACCGGACTCTCCATCAGCAAGCTGGCTGACGGTTTCAACCGCTATGCGGGCATGGCAGCCGGAGCCATCGCCACCCTGACCGGCATGACCCTCACCATGCGCCAGTGTGTGGATGAATATGCCAAGATGGAAGAAGCCGAGAGCCAGGCCATCAAGTACACCGGCATGACACGGGAGGAAGTGAAGCAGCTGAACGAACAGTTCAAGCAGATGGACACCCGTACCCCACGCGAGGAGCTGAACCGGCTGGCTGGCGAGGCAGGCAAGCTGGGCATTACGGGGGTGGACAACGTGCGGGAGTTCGTCGAAGCGGCGAACCAGATTAATGTGGCGTTGGGCGAAGACCTGGGCGAGGAAGCCGTGAACCAGATAGGCAAGCTCAGCCAGATGTTCGGCGACGAGAGCCGGAGCCTGCGCGACAACATGCTTGCCATCGGTTCGGCAGTGAACCAGGTGGCACAGAGCACCAGCGCGTCCGAACCTTACCTGGTGGAGTTCACGGCACGCATGGGCGGCGTGGGCAAGCAGGCAGGCATGTCCGTCACCGATATCATGGGATTTGCTTCGGCACTCGACCAGAACATGCTGCGCTCGGAGATGGCGAGCACGGCACTGTCCGGTCTCATCCTACGCATCTACCAGGAACCTGCAAAGTATGCCCGGCTGGCACAGATGGATGTGGAGGAGTTCACCCGGCTGATGCAGACCGATGTCAACGCAGCGGTCATCTCGTTTCTGGAGGCCCTCAACAAGATGGGCGGCATGGCGCAAATCGCCCCGGTGCTGAAAGAAATGCAGCTGAGCGGAGCAGAAGCGGCAAGCGTCATCAGCACCTTGGCAGGCAATGTAGACCTGGTGCGCCGTGAGCAGGAGAACGCCAACAAGGCTTTTGCCGAAGGCACGAGCAGCACCAACGAATACAACGTGCAGAACAACACCGTGCAAGCCGGGTTGGAGAAGGCACGCAAAAGCTTCCAGGAAGTGCGGATAGAGCTGGGCGAACGGCTGCAGCCGGTGATGAAGAACCTCATCAGCTTCGGCAGCCTGACCGTAAAGGGGCTGCTTTCGCTCATCAAGGCTTTCGACGACTACCGGGGCGTCATCGTCACGACCACTACGGCGGTGGGGCTGTACACGGCAGCGGTAAACGCTTCCGTCATTGCCGACAAGGCGAAAGTGCTGTGGACGGGACGCATCGTCACGGGCATGAAGTCGCTCTTCACCCTTCTGCGTGCCAACCCGTGGGGCATCGCCGCTGCGGCGGTAGGAGTGCTGACCGGCCTGTTCATCGACCTGAAGCGCAAGCAAGACAGCGTGACGGAATCGATGCGCTCGATGGAACGCATCAACAAGACCGCAACCGAAGACTACGACCGTCAGGCATCGAGGGTAAAACTGCTTACGGCAATCCTGCACAACGAACGCATCGCTCAAGAGCAGCGCATCAAGGCACTGAACGAACTGAAAAGCATCATCCCCGGCTACAACGGCATGCTGGACGACGAAGGCAGGCTGACCAACGACAACACCGAAGCCATTAAGGCATACCTGACACAGCTGGAGAAGCAAATCAAGCTGAAGGCGGCGCAAGAAGAGCTGGAAGAGCTGTACCGGCGCAAACGCCAGTCGGAGAAACAGCTTGCCGCCGACGAACAACGCTTCACCACGGCACAGCGAAACCTGTCCGCAGCCGAGAGCACGGCAACGGTGCAGGCATCCCGCATGGGCACCGGCGGTACCCGTATGCTGGCATCCGGCTTGAATCAAGGAGTGAAAACCATGCGTTCGGAGTTCCAGCTGGCAGAGAAGGCGGTGACGAACACCAAGAAGCAATTATCTGGCATCGAGCAAGCCATAGCCGATATCAACAACGAAATCATGTCGTCCGCACAAGGTACAGGCACGCCCGACCCCGTGAATCCCGAACCAGCAACGGTCACTGTCCCCACAGGTGGCGGAACGCCTGCCGCTTCCGGTAACGATGCACTGGAAGCCGCCTACCGCGAGCGGCTGAACATCATCAAGCAGAACTACCTGGACCAGAAGATTACCGAAGAGCAGTACCGCCAAGAAATGTACAACGAAGAAATGGGCTACCTCGCCGCACGCCGGGACCTGCTGGAGAAAAACGGCGAAGACACCTCCCAGATACAGGGGCAGATATACGACAAGCTGATAGCCGAAGCCAACCGCGTATACGAAGCGCAGAAAAGTGCCGACTTCGGCAAGGCAGAAGCGGATGCGAACGAACAACGCCGTGCCGCCAAGCAGGCATTCATCAGCGGCGACATCGCCGACGAAGAAGCCTACCGCCAGCGGCTGCTCGACATCGAACGGGAGTATCTGGAGGAGCGCAAGCGGCTGCTGGAGAAGTACGGCATGGATACCACCGAAGTGGAAGGGCAACTGCTGGATAGGAGAGTGGAGCAGAAGCAAGGCGATAACCGGCAGCAGAAACGCGACCGGCGCACGCAACGGGAAGAAGGGTTCAGAGCCATAGACAGCACAGACGACTTCGGGCAGAAGAACGACATCTTGGAGCAAATGTATGCGGACGACCTGATCACTTATGAAGAGTATCAGGACGAGAAATCCCGCATCGCCGAAGAGCAGGAAGAACGTCGCAACGAGATAGCCCAAGCGGCAATGCAAGTGGTCGGTCAGGCGGCTTCATCCGCCAGCCAGCTGATAAGTGCCTTGCAAGACCGTGAGCTGAGCCAGGTGGAAGCCAAGTATGACAAGGAGATTGCCGCCGCTCGGAAGGCAGGCAAGGACACCACCAAGCTGGAAGAAGAAAAAGAGGCGGCAATGAAAGAGGTCAAGAAGAAATACGCCGACGCACAATTCGCCATGAGCGTATTGCAGGTGACGGCAAGCACCGCCGTAGCAGCTATGGAGGCATACAAGGCAATGGCAGGTATTCCTGTTGTCGGTCCTGCTTTGGGTGCTGCCGCAGCAGCTGCAGCCGTCGTGGCAGGTGCCGCCCAGATAGCCGTCGCCAAACAGCAGCGCGATGAAGCCAAAGGTCTGTACTCGGGCGGTTACTCTAATGACTACATCGAAGGCTACACCGCCCCAGGCAACCCGCACGATACCGCCGGAGTCATCCCCGTACACAAGAACGAGTTCGTGGCGAACCACGAGGCGGTGGCAAACCCCGCCGTCAAACAGTTCCTCGATGTGTTCGACGTGGCGCAGAAGCGGGGCACCATCCGGATGCTCAACACCACCCAGATACTGGAGCAGGTGCGCACCCGTGGCGGACGCTACGAAGGCGGATACACCGATACCGGCACGGGTGATGCCCGTTCATCAGCGTCACCCTTTGCCGGAATGACGGCAGAACAACGCTCGCAGGTGGTGGTACTGCTACAGGAAAACAACCGCCTGCTGACCATCCTGACAGAAAAAGAACTGGTGGTAGACCCCCGCAAAGTGCGTGACGCCATCAACCGGGTGAACCGCCTGGAGAAGAACGTGAGCCGCTGATCGCTGTCCTTTTCCCAACATATTTGCCCTCTTACCTTTGCCGTAAATAGTAAATCGCTAAATAGTAAATAGAAGTGGACGTATACGAAGCTATAGACCGGATGCGGGAATTAAGCCGCTTGCGCATTCCCTTCTCTTTCTCCTTCATGAGCTACAGCATAGCGCGCAGGAAAAGCGAAGGCATCATCTGCATACGCCGTGCCCGGCTTTGCAAACAGAACCGCAAGGAGCGCAACCGCTACTCCGGCTATATGCTGAACTACATCGACCTCGATACAGGCAAACAGGCATCGTGCTGGCAACCCTTATTGCTAACATTTAACGACAACGAACTGCAACTGAAGTAATGGATACCAATTATGAACAGATAATCCCCTGGAACGGAGCACAAGACACCGGACGTGACGTGCGCCTGAAGTGGAAGCGCAATTTCGACAAGATTGCAGCTGCCTTTGCCGAGCTGTTAGAAGCAACTGCGGGATTGGACGAAAAGTTCCTCCGCAAGGACAAGGAGGACAGCACGCAGTACCTGCTCCGCCTGCTGGGCGGCATCGAGGTGGGCGAAGCCATCGATTCGTTCCTTGCGGGCAAAGGCATTATCGCGGACACGAACGGGCGCATACAGGCAGACCGCATCGAGGTGCGCGGGTCGATGTCCGTCATGGAGCTGATCATCAACGAGATTACCGCCATGGCTGGCGATTACTCGTTCACCGACGCAGGGCACATCGAGCGGGTGGAGACCGTGGACGATGGCACGTACAAGCTGTACATCCGCAAGGAGACCGAGCACGACATCACTTCCCTGGGCACGGACGACGTGGTGTACAGCATCGTCAACAGCCTGCTCACGGGTGGCACGGACTACTACACCTCGTGGATGCGGGTGGTGGCGAAGAACGTCAACGACAACGCCCTGACCGTAGTGCTGTACCCCGATGGCGAAGTGCCGGGCGGCAAGAACTATCCTCCGGCGGCGGGATACAACCTCACCCGCAGGGGCAACGCCGTCGTGCCGGCAGAAGGCGATCCGCAGAACCAGCGGGCGCAGTCGTGGCTCATTTCGTCACGAGAGGGGCGCATGATGTTCCTGGTCAACGTGTACAAGCCCATCCTGGAGGATTACAACTACGCGCTCACCGTCGGCAAGCTGCCCAACCTGGCCGCGCTGGGCAGGCTGCCCGTGTCCACCGATGACGTGGGCATCGTGGCGCAGACCATCATAGCGGAGAACTTCTACCAGTTCGACTACAACGGCGATGTGGTTCCCAAACGGGTGAGCCGGGGCGAGTGGTCGCTGGCGGTGGCACAGGGAGACAGCCCCTACCGGTTCGTCACCCATACGTCGGCACAGCCCGACGGGAGCACGGTGACCCTGCTGGAGCAGCACACGGTGACCCATTACGGGTGCCTGTGGGGCTGCCTGATAGACAAGACCACCGAGGAGCCGCAGTGGAACGCGGCGGGATGGGTGATGCTGGAGGGCGACCCGAACTACTACCTGTACTTCAACCTGCCCACCGACTACGTATGCCGGGTCGGTCAGGTCAGCGTCCGGCTGGAGGCGTGGGTGAAACACGGCAACCGCGACATAACAGACGTGCTGATGGCCACGGCGGGCACCGAGGTGGAGTGGCTGCGCGATTCGGGCGACGCCCCGACGGACAACGCCTGGTCGCCTCAGTACGTCGAGGGCAAGAAGAACGTGATACTCATCGACAACAGCGACGCGCACGGAGTCGGCAGCGGCTTCGGCTACGCTTACCGGCAGCTGGCGTTCGTCTGCAGGGTGTTCGTGCCTGTGGGCGGAGACTTACAACTGCTGGCCGAGAATACATTTTCAATCAATTAAAAAAATGACGATATGCTTAAATCGATTCAACAGACCATCATTTCAATGTCGGACGGGCATTCCGGCATGGGAGGCATAAGGATACTCTCAGGCAACCCCGTCCAGACTTACAACAAGGACACGGACGAATACGAGCCGGACCGTTCCATCCTCCCCTGCGTGCTGATGCCGTGGTTTTCGGCGGCGGACACCGAGGGGGTGATGACGGGCAGCCAGACGGTGACGGGGGCGGAATGGTACGAGGGCGCGCCGAAAGAGGGCGGCAGCAACCGCATCACGAATGAGACCGCCGGATACGAGGTCTCGGCGTCAGGCATGCCCGAATGGAGCCTGAAGGTAAAGAAAAACATTCCCGCCGACGACCCGGTCGAACTGTACTGCACGTATTACATCACCAACAAGAAGACGGGCGTGGCCGAACGCTACGAGGCGAGCGTCGCGTTGCGCACTTCCGTGTTCGACAGCGCCAACTTTTCCCTGAAGACCGACATGCCGAACTCGTATGCCGTGGACCCCCTGCAGGCCGTGGCCGACAGCGAGGGCAGGTGGCTGGTGACGTACAACGCCCAGCTGTACAACGGCACGGAGAAGGTGCCCGACGCGAACGCCGTCTACTGGTGGCAGAAGAAGGAGGACGGCGCATGGCGCAGCTTCACGCAGGACGAACTCGACCTGTATGCCACCGTCAGCGGAAAGAAACTCACCATCGACGCGCGGCTGACCGAAGGCATGGAGAGCTACCGGGTGATGGCGGCCTATTACGCCACGGGGGCGCAGAAGCCCTCCTCCCCTCCCACGGGCGCATGGCAGTGCACGTCGACCCTGAAGCTGGAGATGCCGAAGACGCTCAAGCCGGTGGTGGTGCAGAAGGCGGGCGCGAAGATGAACTCGACGTTCACCAGCACCGTGATTTACGAATGCCGGATGACGTACAACCGGCAGGAGATTACCGGCAAGGACGACTTCTTCCGGTTCACGTGGAAGGGAAAGTCGGGCAAGACAGGCTCGTCCGCCAAGGTGATAGGCACGGGCAAACAGGTGTCCTTCACGCCCGCATCCAAGGGGTTCGACAAGGGCTATCCCGTAGAGGTGTGGTGCGAGGTGGAGACGTTCACGAATTACGCCATTGTCACCCAATCGGGCAAGGTCGTCACGAGCGGCGGCAAGGCGGTCATAAGCAAGGTGTTCAACTAACTAATTACAGAATATTATGAGGTATCTATTGGTAAGAGAAGAAGAGATTGCCGGGCAGACGGATACGACGTACAAGCCGCGCGTGCCCGACGGCAGGATCATCCTCGCCGAGAACGAGGCCAAGGGACTGGACAACTTCAGCGCGCAGTTCCTGTCGGCAGAGGCATTGAAGGTGCTGATGGAGCAGCCCGCACCCGATACGGGAGGCGGGGGACAACCATCCGGAACCCAGCCGGAAGAAGAACCGGACGTGCCGGATGAGCCGGAGACCGTGCCGGACAAGGAGCCGGAACCGGACGTGCCGGAAGAAACGGGACAGGAGACCATACAGGAAGAAACAATAACTTTAATCGAATAAGGCAATGGCAAACACGATTTCATCAGCTTTCAGAATCATCGCATCGATGGACGGAAGCACCATCAGCGGCTCGCTGCGTGTAGACGGCTACCCGCTCATCCAGCGGTACACGGAGGGCACGGAGAAGTACATCCCCGACTTCGCCTCGCTGGCCGAATCCGACAGGCCGACCATATACCCGGTGCTGAGAGACCAGTCGAACGCGCAGGTGCTGGTACCCAACCAGTACGTGTGGAAGTACAACGACGTGGTCCTCACCTTCGGCTCGAACGGGCTGAGCACCAATTCGGGGATGGCGGGCAAGTTCAAGCGCATAGACGCGTACAGGGTGAACATCAGCGGGCAGCAGTATTCGCTGCAGGCACTCAGGGTCATGGGCAACCTGGCGTCCTCCACCAACCACGACAACGACAGCATCTCGCTCGATGGCTCGATAGAGGTGTCCGGCTCGTCCGTGTCGTTCAAGGGCATCAGCAAGGATGTCATCATCCAGCAGAGCACGGGCAACCAGTATTCCGCCGTCATTGTCAACAACAACGAGTCGGCGTTGACCAACGACGTGTCATCGATTACCGAACAGCTGCAGATATACAAAGACGGCGTGCTGCTGACCGACCGAACGGGCATCACGTACAAGTGGTACATCATCAAGCCGACAGGCAACAGGAACCTCGGTACGGCGGCGACGCAGAAAATCACCCGGGACGACATCGACAGCTACGGCGTGGTGGCTTGCGACATCTACGCCGGCGGCTCGGTCGTGGCGACCGCCTACGACCCGGTGACCGACTACGGCGACCCCTACGACGTGCGCTGGGACGTGACCGGGATGACGGGAGACCGCTGCCAGCCGGGCGAGACGCCGACCATCAAGCCCGTGCCCGTCAAGCGGAGCACGCAGCAGGACAACGAGAGCCTCGTGTCGACCTGGAACTGGGCGGTGTGGGACAACAAGGGGGCCGAGTTCACCCTGAGCGGCAAGACCGGCAGCACCTTCACCGCCAAGAGCGTGACGACCTCCTACAACGAGATCATCTCCGCGTCGGGCGGGCTGAGCTTCATCGTGTCGGCATCGTACAACATCTAACCCCACACGCCATGCAGCTCAGTTCAATGTACAAGATAACGGCCACCGCGCCCGACTACTACATCGAGGTGACGCCCGAGGCCTTGTCGCTTTCGGCGTACAACGTGGCTTCCACCCCGCTGCGGATACGCTTCTGGGCGAACGACGGCGAGAACCGCAATCCGTACTCCGCCTGGCTCACCCTGCAGGTGCGTAGCGGCGAGAGCGTGCTGTACACCTACCGTCCCTCCGTTGCCGTAACCGGATACGAGTACGCGTGGCCGTCCACGCAGTATGCCGAGGCGGACAACATCCTGGTCGTGTGCCACAGCAATAGCGAGCGCACGGTGGAGGTGGGGCGCAAGACGGTCTCGCTCGTGTGCGAGAACCCCATCATCTTCCCGCGTCCGGAGACAGCATGGAGCAGCTCGCTCACCTTCAAGAACGGCGAGGTCATCATGCTGGACGACACGGTGTACATGTGGTGCAGCCGGGTATCCGGCAATACCAGCGTCAACCCCAAGACGTACATCGCCAACGGCACGCTGCCCCGCGTGTGGGCGGCGTACCAGAACTGGCCGCTGCTGTGCACGCAGATGTTCCTCGCCCAGTTCGCCAAGATAGGGTCGGCGGTCTTCATGGGCGACTACATGCTCTCGCAGTACGGCAAGAATGCGGGAGGCTCCGTCATCACCGACTACCGGCAGTTCGACTCCTCGAAGCTCGGACAGGCGGGATGCCCATTCACGCCGAGGGTATACGTGGACTGGAAAACAGGAAAGGTCTACATGGACTATGCCGAGGTGGCAGGCACAATCAATGCCAAGGACGGCACGATAGGCGGGTTCGAGATACACGACGGCTACATCGGTGCCGCGGGAAGTGGCACGTTCGGAGAGTTGTCCATAAACCGCAACTTCATCCGGGTCGGCGACTCCTCCTGCTACGCGTTCATCGGGGCGGGGCTGCTCAGCCTGTTCGGGCTTACCGAAGCCGCCGCAAGGCTGGAGAACAAGAAGACCGGCTCGATGCGCCCGAACATCGGCGCCTATATATCCGTGACCGGGATAGGCCGCACGGGCATGGACGAAAAGACAGGCGTCAGCTACGGCAACCACGCGCTGTATGTCCCCAAGGGCGACATCTGCGGGTTCAGGCTCCGGACACGGAGGGTCAACGCCAGCCAGACGCTGAGCCTGATGGACTCCGTCATCCTGTGCGTCAACAGCTCCAACATCACCTTGACACTCCCGTCGGGGGCGGAAGACGGGCAGATGTACTTCATCCGCAAAAGGTCCACGGGAAACATTACACTGTCCGGCCACATACAGCGGGACTTCGGAAACACCGTGTCTTCCATCAACATCGGCAACCAGACGCTGTGCATCGTCATATACGACCAGACGAACAACCTGTGGACGACCAACAACGTGCAGCCCGGATGGGATTAACGAACAATATTTTTAAACTTAAAACAAAAAGATTATGCAAACAATAGACATAGCACAAGCAATCAAGGACAATTCGGCTAATGTATCACAAAACCTCGATCCGTCAGTTCTGGGAGGACTGCTGAAACTGAGCACAATGTACCTGAAAACATCAAACACTGTTC